ACAATGTATATGTGCATCATAATATATTTAGAAGATGGTATGATCAAAAGGGAAAAGAACGTAATAGCTCTATGTATTTTAAAGATGATTTATACTTTTGTACTCCTGATCAAATATACATGTATAACAATAAACCTCATGGACCTTATTGCTTTGTAAAACCTATTTTAAATAAAGATTATTTAAGCATTAATAAAGAGCAACCTAACGTTGGTATAATGAAATATACTAATAGCTCCTTAGAAGCCATAGGAATAACACCTGGAACACTTGTAACGTTTACGCCAAACTCTGAGTTTGAATTTATCATTGATAATGAACGTTTATATTGTATGAAATCAAATGACATAGCTTTAACTCATGAGTACGAAGGAAACGAGAAAGAACATAATCCGAGCTGGGCGTAAAGCTGTAGACGAGTTAATTAAAGTAGCTGAAGAAAAAATCATTACACATACAGACGATGATGTGTCAGCTGATAGATTAAAGAACGCGGCAGCTACTAAAAAGCTCTGTATAATGGATGCTTTTGAAATACTGCAAAGAATAGAAGAGGAAGAATCTATTTTATCAGGTGATAATAATAAAGTAGAAAAAGAAGTAAAATCATTTAAAGGTTTTGCAGAAGGGCGAAGTAAGTGAGTTACGAACAGACGCTTTGGAAAGAAATTAAGGACGTTGTAAATCCTAAGATATTAGCTAAAAACAACAGATATAAAAAGTGGGAGTACGGTTATAACGTGGAGTATGATTTTGTAGTAATAAGTAAAACAGGTAAAATTGAATCAGTTATTGAAATACAAGGTCTCCGCATTGCTTTACCAACAGCAGATGAACCGTATAAACGAAGCAAAAAACAAGAGGAACAATACTGGGAAAGATTTGAATATCCAAAAGAACTACAAAGAATAAAGACTAGATTTGATTGGGAAGAATATCCGTTAGATTTTAAAGAGAAGTGGTATGATTATATCGACGAAGAATTCAAAAGAAGAGAACAAGGTTACTGGTTTTATAATAATAATATTCCTACTTATATTACTGGTACACATTACATGTACCTCCAATGGTCAAAGATTGATGTTGGAGCACCTGAATATAGAGAATCAAATAGACTCTTCTTTATATTTTGGGAAGCCTGTAAAGCAGATAACAGATGTTATGGAATGTGCTATCTTAAAAACAGACGATCTGGGTTTTCATTTATGGCATCAGCAGAACTTGTCAATAAAGCAACCATTTCTTCTGACTCAAGATTTGGTATACTCAGTAAGTCAGGTGCAGATGCTAAAAAAATGTTTACAGATAAGGTTGTACCAATATCCGTTAACTATCCGTTTTTCTTCAAACCAATTCAAGACGGTATGGATCGGCCAAAGACTGAGTTGGCATATAGGGTTCCAGCATCCAAACTTACTAGAAGAAAGTTGGAAAATAATGAGCAACTAGAAGAACTAGATGGACTTGATACAACTATTGACTGGAAAAATACTGGTGATAACTCTTACGATGGTGAAAAGCTAAAAATACTAGCGCATGATGAAAGTGGTAAGTGGGAAAGACCTGATAATATATTAAACAACTGGAGGGTTACAAAAACTACATTACGTCTTGGTTCTAGAATCGTAGGTAAATGTATGATGGGCTCAACTTCAAATGCTTTAGACAAAGGTGGGGACAACTTCAAAAAATTATACTACAATTCAGACGTTACTGAAAGAAATAAAAACGGACAAACAGCTTCTGGACTCTACAGCTTGTTCATACCTATGGAATGGAACTACGAAGGATTCATGGATACTTACGGACTTCCTATCTTCACATCTCCAAAAGATCCAATCAAAACAATTGATGGTACGGTTATTACGACGGGAGTTATCAAACACTGGGAAAACGAAGTCGAAGGATTAAAGCACGATCAAGACGCTTTAAATGAATACTATAGGCAATTTCCACGTACGGAACAACATGCTTTTAGAGACGAAACAAAAGATAGCTTATTCAACTTAACTAGAATATATCAACAAATAGATTTTAACGAAGAATTAAACAATAGTGTTGGTATCACTAAAGGAAATTTTGCCTGGGAAAACGGAATAAAAGATACTAAAGTAGTATTTATACCAAACAATAAAGGTAGATTTTTAGTTTCTTGGGTACCAGACTTTAACATTCAAAACAACGTAATAATAAAAAATGGAATTAAATACCCCGCTAACGAACATATTGGAGCTTTCGGCTGTGATTCTTACGATATTAGCGGTACTGTTGATGGTCGCGGCAGTAAAGGAGCACTTCATGGATTGACAAAGTTCAGCATGGAAAACTCTCCTGCTAATCAATTTTTCTTAGAATATATAGCTAGACCACAGACAGCTGAAATATTTTTTGAAGACGTTTTAATGGCATTACATTTTTATGGGATGCCGTTGTTAGCTGAAAATAATAAACCAAGGTTGTTATATTATTTGAAGCGTAGAGGTTATAGAGGGTTTAGTATGAATAGACCTGACAAACTTTACAATAAGCTATCAATAACCGAAAGAGAGATAGGTGGTATACCTAACTCAAGCGAAGATATTAAGCAAGCACACGCTGCTGCAATAGAATATTATATTGAAAATTTTGTAGGTCAAATAGAAACGGGATATGGTAATATGTATTTCCAAAAAACATTAGATGATTGGGCGAGATTTAACATAAATAATAGAACTAAATACGATGCCGCTATAAGTTCTGGTTTGGCAATTATGGCTTGTAACAAAAACAAGTATAGACCGGTTCCAACAAGAAGTGTAGCACCTGTTAGTTTAGGTATACGTAGATACAATAATAAAGGATCTATTTCACAAATAATAAAATAAATGAAGATTACAAACACTTATAGCTCTTTTCCAGATCAGGTAGTACCTGATGAGGTTAAACAAAGTATCGACTATGGCAGGCAGGTTGCAATGGCTATAGAGGGTGATTGGTTTAGCGGAACAAGATCTGGAGTTGAAAACAGATTTAATACTAATTATAATAATTTCAGAATGCGTAGGCTTTATTCAAGAGCTGAGCAACCTGTTCAAAAGTATAAAGATGAATTAGCTATAAACGGTGATTTATCATATCTTAATTTAGACTGGAAACCAGTTCCTATAATACCTAAGTTTGTAGATATAGTTGTCAATGGCATGGACGATAAGGTTTATGATATAAAAGCCTTTGCTCAGGATCCAGAATCAAGACAACAAAGATCAAAGTATGCTGAAGACATATTAAGAGATATGCAAGCAAAAGATTTTTTAATATCTTTACAACAAACTTTAGACCTAGATTTATTTAATAGTGATACCCCTTCAGAACTACCTGAAAATAAAGATGAGTTAGATTTGCACATGCAACTAAGCTACAAACAAGCTTCAGAAATAGCTTGTGAAGAAGCAGTAAATAACTCTTTGCAGATGAATAGATATGATCTAACTAAAAAGAGATTACTTGAAGATTTAGTAGTGTTAGGTATGAGTGCTGTAAAAACTAACTTTAACAAAGCTGAAGGTGTTACTGTAGAATATGTAGATCCAGCTCGTATGGTTTATTCTTACAGTGAAGATCCAAACTTTGAAGATTTATGGTACGTAGGCGAAGTTAAACCTATAACTTTAGCCGATGCTAAAAAGCAGTTTCCTCAACTTACAGATTCAGAACTAGAAAGATTACAACAGTATCAAGGTAATAGTAATTATTTATATAATTACAATGGCAGAAGAGACGGTAATGCTATATACATAATGTATTTTGAATACAAAACATATAGCGAGCAAGTATTTAAAATAAAAAAGACTGCTACAGGTTTAGAAAAAGCTTTAGAAAAACCAGATACTTTTAATCCAGAACAAAATGATAACTTTGATAGAGTTAGTAGATCAATAGAAGTTCTATATACTGGTGCTAAGGTTCTAGGATATGATATGATGTTAGAGTGGAAAATGTCTGAAAATATGACAAGACCAAAATCTAACTTAGTTAAGGTAAACATGAACTACAACATATGTGCACCTAAAATGTATCATGGTAGAATAGAAAGTTTAGTAAGTCGTATGATGGGCTTTGCTGATATGATACAAATAACTCATTTAAAAATACAACAAGTAATATCTAAAGTAATACCTGATGGTGTATACTTAGATGTTGATGGACTAGCAGAAGTAGACTTAGGTAATGGTACTACATATAATGCTAAAGAAGCTTTAAACATGTATTTCCAAACTGGTAGTATTTTAGGTAGATCAATGACTACTGAAGGAGATCCTAATAATGGTAGAGTACCAATACAAGAGTTAGTTAAAAGTGATGGTGGTGGAAAAATAAATTCTTTAATACAAACTTATCAGTATTATCTACAAATGATAAGAGACGTAACCGGGCTTAATGAAGCTAGAGACGGTAGTCAACCAAACTCAGATTCACTAGTAGGCTTGCAAAAGCTTGCAGCTGCAAATTCAAATACAGCTACTAAACATATATTAAATGCTTATTTATACTTAACAGTAAGAACTTGTGAAAATATAGTTTTAAGAACTGCTGATAGCATAGAGTTTGCTTTAACTGAAGAGGCTTTAAAAAATAGTATATCAACTTGGAACGTAGGTCAATTAGATGATTTACAAAATATCCACTTATATGACTTTGGCTTGTATATGGATTTAGTTCCAGATGAGCAAGAGAAAGAAATGTTAGAAGCAAATATTCAAGCAGCACTAGCTAGTGGCAGTATAAATCTAGAAGATGCTATAGATATTAGGCAAATAAATAATCTTAAGCTAGCTAATCAAATGATTAAGTTGAAGCGTAAGAAAGCTGCTGAAGCTGCACAAGCTGCTAACTTAGCAAACATACAAGCACAAGCAGCTGCTAATGCCGAAGCTAGTGAAGCTGCTGCTATGGCAGAAGTACAGAAGCAACAAGCGGTATTAGATACTAAACTTAAATTTGAAAAAGGTAAATCTAGCTTTGAAGTAGAGCGTATGAGAGTTGAAGCTCAAATTAAAAGAGAATTAATGGAGCTTGAGTTCATGTATAACAAAGAGCTTGGAGAACAGAAGATAGGTGTCGAAGCACAAAGAGAAAAAGATATAGAAGATAGAAAAGATAAAAGAGCTAGAATAGTTGGCACTCAACAAAGTGCTATAGCTAATCAAAAGCAAAAACAATTAGATGCAATAGACTTTGAGGATCCATCGTCTATCGAGAGTTTACAAGATCCACTAGACAGTATACTACCTGAAGGTATGTAATACTTTATTAATTTATATTATATTATATTATGGCAAATGAAAAAGAGGTTCCTCAAGAAGGGGAATTTAAAATGAAAAGAAAACCTGGTAGACCAAAGAAACTAGCAGGTGATAAAAAAGTAACAAAAATAGATTTAACTAAAAAAGAAGAAGATGCCGTTCCAAAGCAAAGCACAGGAGTCGTGGATGAGAATAAACAAGCCACAGATGTGGAAAAAGTGGAGGAGAGAGCACCCGAATCAAAACTTGAAGAGCTTACCCCAGAAAAAGTCGAAGACAAAAATGAGGACAAAGAGGTCACGGTAATTCAAGAAAAACCAGTTTCTAAAGAAGCTGATAAATTAGAAAAACAAGCAAAAGATGCTATTAGAGACGAAAGAGTTTCTGGAGTACAACTGCCTGAAAACGTAGAAAAGCTTGTGAAATTTATGCAAGAAACAGGTGGAACTGTTGAAGATTATGTTACTTTAAATAAAGATTACACTAAATTCGATGACAGTTTACTTGTTAGAGAATATTATAAAAAGACTAGACCGCATCTTACAGACGATGAAATTAGCTTCGTAATGGAAGATAATTTTAAGTTTGATGAAGAGACGGACGAAGAAAGATTTGTACGTAAGCAAAAGCTTGCATACAAAGAAGAAGTTGCGAAAGCCAAGAACTTTTTAGAGCAAATGAAAAGTAAATATTATGATGAAATCAAGTTGAGGCCATCTGTTACTAATGAGCAGAAAAAAGCAATGGATTTTTTCCAACGATACAACCAAGAACAACAAACCATACAAGAGAAAAGAAATGACTTTGTTAAAAACACTGAGGACTTCTTCACTAATAAATTCAAAGGTTTTGAATTTAACTTAGGAGACAAAGCGTTTAGATATAGTGTTTCTAATCCAACTGAAATGGCAAACGCTCAGTCTGATGTTTCAAAAGTTATTAGTAAATTTACTGATGAAACAGGAAGCATAACAGATTTGGACGGTTACCATAAAGCTATTTACGCTATGAGAAATGCTGATAGATTAGCTCAACATTTTTACGAGCAAGGCAAAGCCGATGCTACTAGAGATGTTATTGCAAAATCTAAAAACATTAATCAAGATCCAAAACCTTTAGCTACAGAGGCGACTTTGTCTAATGGTTGGAAAGTAAAAGCAATAACTGGTGTTGATAGTTCTAGGTTGAAAATCAAAAATAAAAAATCATAATAAAAAATAGAACATGAGTTTTGTAAATGGAGGTTCATTTCCAGCAAGTATTACACCTATGCCAAGTCAAGTCACTGTACAAGACAATTACATAGATTTTAATAACTTAGCTAATGGACAATGGGCACAACAATATCTACCTGAGCTTTATGAGCAAGAAGTAGAGAGATACGGAAACAGAACATTATCTGGTTTCCTAAGAATGGTTGGCGCTGAAATGCCAATGACATCAGATCAAGTAATTTGGTCTGAACAAAATAGATTACACGTAGCATATGATAACGTTGTTGTTGCTGCTGCTGGTAAAGCTTTTCCTAAGTTTAGAGTAACTATTACTCCAGGTGCTGGTAACCCAGCTAGTTCAGGTATTAGAGTTGGTAATACAATTTTAATCTCTGACAACGCTACTGGTTTAGTAACTCTTAAAGCTTTAGTATTATCTAATACTGATAATGCTACTACTAATGGTTATACATTAGAATGTCACGCTTATGAGGGAGCTGCTTTAACTAACACAACTGGTACAAATAGTTTATTTGTTTATGGTTCTGAATTTCCAAAAGGAAGTGAAGGAATGAAGCAAGCTATCGAGCCTAATGTAACTACTTTCACTAATTCTCCAATTATCTTAAAAGATAACTATGAATTAAGTGGATCTGATACAGCTCAAATTGGCTGGATCGAAGTTGCTACTGAAGATGGTACTTCTGGATACTTATGGTATTTAAAAGCTGAGTCTGAAACTAGACTAAGATTTGAAGACTATTTAGAAATGGCAATGGTTGAAGGTGAGCTTAACGCTAATGCTGGTACTTTTGGAACTGGGTTTGGTCCTACTGGAGCAAATGGTTCTGCTATTAAAGGTACTGAAGGTTTATTTGCTGCTATCGAAGCAAGAGGTAATGTATACTCTGGTTTTGCTGGTGCTGCTGCTCCTGGTTCAGGTGC